TTCATCAAAAACTTAGATAAGTTTCTAATAAATAACTATGATATAAATATAAAAAAAGAAGATAAAGAATATAGTAATTATGAGCAATTATCTTATATATTTCCCAAAGATTCACATAACTTACATGAATATGATATAATAGGTAAAGAATATGATTTGAATATAGATTTATCACATAGTAGATATTTATGGGAATGTAATATTTATTTCTAAAATAATTTAAATATTCTTATATTATATATATGAATAATTTTGATAGATTAGTGAGATTTGACAGTATAAGAATATTTAAACTATTAGAGATATTTTATTATACAATAATAAGTTTTATTTTAACATATGTTTTTACGACATTAATAAATAATGATAATATTATACCTTACGTTTTTAAAACATATGAAAATGATGAAGAGAGTAATATTACATTGATTAAAGATATTTTTATTGATTTAATGGTACTTGTAATATTTATATATTATTTAAAAAAGCTATTAAGTTGTATTCCATTTATATTTGCTCCATTAAATAAAAATTATAAACCTTCTATGAAAGATGAAGTGTATGTAGGTATAGGCTTAGGTTCCAGTTTAGTCTTATATGATTCATTATATTATTCTATAAAAAGTAAACTGAAAGTATTAAATAAAAGGGTAAATAAAGTAATTGATAAATTATAATTTTATACTATATTCTTTTTGTAAGGATTCGTTAAAACAAGTTAGAGTCATAGATTTATTATTACATTTCATATGACAAACACCTAAATTAGGCGAAAAAAAATCTAATTGACTATTATCATAATCTGTTTTTTCTAAGAATACTAAACTATCATCATAACTTTTCCCACCGGTTCCTATGACTAAAGTAGGAATACTATGTTTCCCAACATGAATTAAACTTTTACAATGATCATGTCCACAAATATAAATATCTATATCTACCTGTTTTAATAAATCATCCATAAATTTTTCGTGTCTCGGTTCAGCATTGCCGTGACCTCCAACAGATCTCCACGTATGATGACCACAAAGTATTTTCCATCGTTTTTTAGAATTTTTTATACTTTGAATAGTATCTCTTAATCCATTTTGGATTATATCTTCGGATAAATGTTTAAAATTTGTATCTATAAAAAATATATCACAATGAGGAAAACTTTGAGTATAATATTTGCTTGGTAAATTCCATTTTTTATCTTGATTATATTGACTATATGTATAATCTATTTGTGATTGAGCATTTTTATGATAATCATGATTTCCTAAACATAAATAAAAAGGTAAATCAATATTTTGATAAATATCTCTAAATTTAGTATTAAATTGCGAATCATGAATATCTGAGCAACCATCTGGATATATATTATCACCGACAATGATTACGGTCTGTATGGGATTTTTACTTTTCAGTCTTTCTATAGATTTAGAGACTAATTTTTGATCATTATTACCAGAACCAGTATCACCAACAAATATACATTCAAACATAACTATAAATAAATAAGTTAAAAGAAAAATATTATATTAATTAATAATTATATATGTCGGTTTATTATTATGAATTACCTAAATTTGCTGGATTAGTTTCTAATGGTGATATTAATCTTAGTAGTGCCATCCCTCTTAAAAGTATGGATCACAATATGATTCATAATGTATCTTTTATAGATCATTGTAATCATTTATGTAAAAAACATGATACAAATTTATTAAGATTATTAAGTGTTATACAACAAAAGTTGAATGGAGATATGATATTAAGAACAAATAGATATCCACAATTAAATGATAAATTGCAATCTGCAATCGGGGAATGGCATGAAAGTATTGAACCCATTGATTTATTTAGATGTCCTAATAGTTGTTATGATAGCAACAATGTAGTAAGTTTACAGAGTATGGTTCAAGGATATGATGATGAATTTTCTAAATTAAAATCATCTCAAGATGATAGTAATTTATATGAAACATTAGAGCGTTTAAAAAATAATTATCATGAATGCGATGAAAGAGTTAGAGATAATTTATTAGAGTTAGAAGAAAGATGCAATGAATATGATAATCCTCATCGTAAATTATTTGATGATTTAAGTACGAGGCCGAAATCATTTTATATGGGAAAGATGTTAGAAGATGATAATAATCTTACGAATAATGTAAATATGAGATTAGTGAAAGGTATTCCTGAAAATATTCATGTTATATTTTTAAATGGTGCTTTATTATCAACTTTAATATCAAAATGTATGGAGGGACATAAAAGTGAATGTATGCGATTAAAACAATTAATTGATGATAAAAATACTGAAATTGATGATTTGATGGATAGAGTTGGTCCAGGTATTCCTTTATCAGAAAATTTATTAAATATGTTTGAAGGCATTAAATCTTTTTTTGAAGATAAAGATGATGATTTACCAAGTGATGATGAAGATGAAGTTGACGAATCTAATATAGCTGATATATTAAATAAAGTTGTCAATAAAGAAGATAATGATGAATTAAGAGTTAAAGATGATGATAATATGTCTGAAATGAGTGATGAAGGAATAATGCATCATCTTAAGATTGAAGGTGCTGAAGGTGATGAAGGTGATGAAGGTGATAAAGAAGATGAAGGTGATAAAGAAGATGAAAGTGATGAAGATGTTGGAGACGATAAAAAAGAACAAAATGGTAGTGATAATATATCATTTTTTGATTAAAATTTGATTTCATCTATATTCATTAGTTTCAACAAAACAAAAGAATATAATTATAATGAACGCATCAAAAACTGTAGCTCAAAAAGAACTCCGAAAGAATCGCAAAAGTCAGAGACATCTCTTTGGTAAAGATGATCCTGAAAGTATGAAGAAGCTCGAGCGTCTTATGGTAGAAGAAAAAGAGATGATAAAAAATATGGAGACTGATATACAGAGAAGGGGAAAACGTCTCATAATTCACCAAGAAAAAGGACTACTCAAAAGTATGACATTTGAAGAAACACTTGAATATTATAAAAATCTAGATAAGGGTTCGGCTAAAATGGAAGAACATCGCATTCCAAATACACGAGAAGCAAGGGTACATCGTAAAAAGGTTATTCAAGGTATTCAAGAATATAGGGAAAACCAATGTTTTCAAGAAAGATTAGAGATGAGACTTAAATTAAAGGAGTACCTAGATAGAATTGAGAATGAAGATTAATTAGTTAAACCATACATTTGGGTATTCTTATCGTTTCTATTAGTATTTCCTTCTATTTCAGATATATGTTTCCCCTGAACAAAAATAGGTGGATAATGAAAATATTTAAAATATTCGAATTCTTTTAGATGAATATCATAATTTTTTATCTTATCTGTAATAGTAGTTTGAAATAATTCTATACTTTCTTCAAATGTTTTTATAAATAAAGCGTGAGTCATTATTACAGCAAAATTATTATAATCTATCGTATTTAAACCTCTTTTAGGTGAAACATCAACCTTTTCACCTGCTTTAGATACTTGTGGTGGTATTAACCAACCACCCATATAACAAGATTTATCAGGAGGAGAAGGCAATTTAGATGAAAATTCAGCATCAGCTTCAAGAATTATATTATTATCTGTTTTATTCATATAAATAGCTAATAATGCTTTACGATGTGCAGCAATATTACCTAATTTAGCTAACGTTTTTTTACCACTTGTATTCCATCTAGTATGGAGATCTTTTAGCAATTTCTTATTACATTGTGTTAATTTAAGATATTCAGCTGGTATCCATTGCATATGACATATTTTAGATGAATATTTATCATTAATATCATTACTTTTCTCTAAAAAATCTTCTTCCGTTTTACATATAATATAAATGTTATATTTAGGCATTATTAATATAATATAATAAAATAATATATAATAAAATAATATAGATTATTATTACCTGAGTGGTATAACAATAGCTGGAATAAGTAGTGGATTATTAGTTGGATTAGTAGGTGGAGGTGCTGAAATAATAATAGTTTCATTATTAACGATGTTTGGTTTACTCGGTTCATTAAAACATAGAATAGGAACATCTTTATTTATGTTATTACCTCCTATAGGATTATTTGCTGCTTGGAAATTTTATAAAAATGGTTATGTTGATATTAAAGCATCATTATATATGGCATTATTATTTACTATTTTTGCTTCAGTATCATCTAAATATAGTATACCAATGGAACCTGATATTATTAAAAAGATATTTGGTATCTTTACAATATTAGCTGGTTTTTATATTTATAATCATTAATTTAAGAATCGTTTTATATTATTTAAGGTTCTTTCCTTTTTAAAAATTGTCATTTTATTATTTTTATCATATTTAACCAAAGATGGAAATGATTTTATCTTATATGGTATTAATTCTGGATTTAATTCTCTAACTACAATATGTGTTTTTATACCTTTTTTATTGCAATAATCTATTATTTTATTCCATAATTCGCGTTCAAACATTTTACAATATTTACATTTCATCATTTTATAATAAACTAAACCAACGGGTTTTTTACTATTTCGTTTTGTAAGTCTTTTAGATCTCCTTTGAACCATTATAATAAAAAATATATTTTAATTTAAAGAGTATTCAGGTAATAATAATAAATGGATGATCTTTTAAAAAAGTTAGAATCCGAAAAAGAAGAACGATTTAAAAAACCATGGGTGAAATTAGAAAAAGGTAATAAATTAAATCGTTTAAATTTATATATTGATGATGAAATTTCTGAAAAAGAATTAAATGAAGATACTATTAAAAAATTAAAAAAATTATTAAATAGTATCTTTGAAAAAGGTATTCTTTCTAAAAGTAGTGAAATAGAATATTGTAATGAAACATGTAAGATTTTAAATATAAAAAATTTAGTTTATGATGAAGATAAAAATGAATATAATTTTAATTTACCTAAGAAAGTTGTGAAACCGACTACAAAATCTAAATCTAAAATTGATAGACATTTCTCTAGAAGTAAAGAAAATAAGTAAATTACTGATTAGTTTTTAATAAATAAAATCCAATCATACCCATAAATAAATAATAAATTACATAAAAAATATCTTTTTTTAATATATTTTTTTAACTATAAATCGCTAATACCAAATCCAAATATATAACCAAGCGATTTCACTATTCATTTTTAAATAGATTATATTTTAAAAATCATCGTCTTCATCAAATGATATTTGGTTTTTTTCTTTATCAATATTGGGATTTGCTTTGTTTGAATATTCACCGACTCGTTTTTCAAAGAAGTTTGTTTTTCCCTGAACAGATATCATCTCCATCCAATCAAACGGATTTTCACTATGATAAACTTTTTCTAAACCAAACATAAGTAATAATCTATCAGCACAATAATGAATATATTGATTCATTAATTCGGCATTCATACCAATTAATTCACAAGATAAGGATTCAGTAATAAATTCTTTCTCAATCTGAACAGCATTAATAATAATTTCTTTAATTATATCTGGAGATGGTTTATCTACTAGATTTTGATACATTAATACAGCGAACTCTGTGTGCAATCCTTCGTCTCTAGAAATTAATTCATTGCTATGACATAAACCAGGCATCAAACCACGCTTCTTTAACCAGAATATTGAACAGAAAGCGCCTGAAAAGAATATTCCTTCTACAGCTGCAAATCCTACTACACGATGAGAAAAGGGGGAATTTGTATCACTAATCCATTTTAAAGCCCAATCCGCTTTCTTTTTAATACTCGGAATATGATCTACAGCATTTAATAATTTTGTTTTTTCTTGTACATCTTTAATATATGTATCAATGAGTAATGAATAAGTTTCACTATGAATATTTTCCATCGCTATCTGAAAACCATAAAAGAACTTTGCTTCAAGGATTTTAACTTCTTGACAAAATCTCTCAACTAAATTTTCATTCACAATACCATCTGAAGCAGCAAAGAAAGCAAGAATATTTTTAATAAAGTATTTTTCATTCTCATTAAGTTTCTGCCAATCATTTAAATCTTTACTTAGATCTAGTTCTTCTGCTGTCCAGAAGTTTGCTTCTGCTCGTTTATACATTTTCCAGAAAGGTTCGTGCTGAATCGGAAATATTACATATCGATTTTTTTCTTCATTTAGCATAGGTTCATTTTTGTTAATTTCCATGCCACTCATAATAATGAATTGTTTAGTTTATTTTTTAAATCAGTTTAAATAAATCAAATTTTAATCCAAACTTATTATTCTTTATAAACGAATAATAATCGTTCTTAATTTTAATAAAAGACTAATAATTGTTCTGTAAAAGAGAATTTAAGATTAAAAATTTGATTTCTTGTTTGTTTCAACAATCATATAAACAAACAACACACGCTTATAAGAGAAATAATCGTCTTATACACACAACAACAAAAGTAAATCTCTTCAGTAGTAAAAGAAGTAATCAGGTCGGAAGAACAGAAAGGGAGGGATGTCGCTTTCACGATGCGCAAGCGTTGCTTCAGCTAACGGACCAACCAAGGATCCCATCATGGATCTGATGGATATGTATGTGGAAAAATGGCGTAAGGATTATCCATCCAATATGACACAGACCACTATGTTTCGTGAGTGGGTTCCAAAAGAACCCGTAGATTTCACTAATGCATATCAGAGTATCGGTTTTGATCAGATTTTCACTTCGGATAAGGTCTGTCTCAAGATGATGGGTTCCTACAACTCCAATATGCTTTACCGAGATTCACTTGGTGAATGCAAGATCCCGATTTACAGTGATGATGAATTTACTGTTCAGCATCCTATGGGGGCTCCTGGTATCCATCTAGGAGATAAGCACGGTTCTAAGGCGTCTCACCTGATGATTGTTCGGCATACAGAAGACGGACCTATCACTTTCAACGAAATGCTACCCTCTTCTAAAGAAGAGACAGAGGATCTGAAGAAGCGCCTTGATGTTCTGGATATTGTTGTTCAAAAGATTAAGGATAATGTTCTTATCAAAGAATGCGGTGTAAAGGTTCTGAAGCGGGCTCAACGGGGATGGGCGAAGGATGGAGAACCCGATGAACCACTCGGTGAACTTGAAACGATGACTATTCGGGATTATATGGTGAATGTTATCACTAAGATGCCTGAAGAAATTCGTAGTGGACGCCCTGGTTATGTACTCGAAGATACTTCCGGGGAAAATGTTTCAAATGATCCTGTTGCTATTCGTTCTCTCATTGACACACTTTATGATGGGGAAAACATGAAGACATTTAAGGCAATTCAACCACCCAGTGAAAATAGCCAGTTTCTATCTCATCTACACTGCTTCCAGCTTCCAGATGGCGTTGTCCCAGAGTGCATGCTAAATACTTATTATGATTGTGATATTATCTATCAAAACAAGAAGATATCAGAATAGATTAAATTAGTTGTTTCATTCAGTTTAAATATAGTTAAAGTCAGTTAGATTAGATATATTAATTAAATAATTTTTTTTAGTATAGTATATGATTCATTACGTTTTTGATTTAGATGATACATTAATCATTCATCAAAAAGGCGTTCCTATAAATTATGATATGATTATAGAAGATAAAATATTAAAAAATTTATTAGAGAATTGTAGAAGTGAATGTTATATTTATACAAATGGAACATTTAATCATGCTTTTGATATCATAAAAAGTATGGATATCAAAAAATATTTCTTTAAAATTTATAGTAGAGATACATTACCATATATGAAACCTGATATGAGATCATTTAATTCCGTGCAAAATGATATTCAAAAAATATACCCAGGTGAAAATCAGATTTATTTTTTTGATGATTTATTAGAGAATTGTAAAGGGGCTAAAAGTTTAGGATGGACAACATTTTGGATAAATCCTAATTTTTTATCTGGTCATCAATATGAATTTGTTGATTATGCTTTTAAAAATATTAAAGATGCATTAATCTATTTAGAAAAACAAAATATTAATAATAATATATTTTAAATGAATAGTTGTACAATTTGTATGAAAGAAGATATCATAGATGAAGATATTTATACAACAGATTGTAATCATATTTTTTGTAAACAATGTTTAGATGATTGGTTTAAAAGAGGTAATAAATCATGTCCTTTATGTCGTTCTGAAATAAATATTTATAAACATAAAGATGAAAATTATAAATTAATAATTTATGAAAGAAATATAGAAATTCAGAGAAATGAAATTAATTTAAATGATGCAAGAATACTAAGAGCATTAATTAATACAGATGTAGTTACAAGATCTTTGGTTTATCAGAATTTTAGATTAAGATTTTTTACATTTTTTATGACTCTTGGATTTTTCTTTTTCTTGAATACTTGTATAAATTATTCTTCGGAATACGATAAATTAAATGATAAATATGAAACTTGTATGAATGAAAATAATAATATGACCACTGAACTATCTGAATGTATTAATCTAAATGATATGAAAGGTAATTATATTAGTATTTATAATGGTAAAACCCTTGTAAGATGTTTTTATCCAGAACAATTATATTATACTTGTTTTAATTAAAAGATTTTAAATAATATATTTAATATATGAACTCAATCATATTTTTAATCTTACTTTTAGCGATTTATTATTATATTTATCAGAATTATTATGATAGATTTGAAGAAAAATATCACTATTATTTTTACGGATTCATAAGTGTTTATGTAGTCATATTATATATTTATCATTTTGAATATGAATTTTTTTATAAGATTCTTAAAAATATCTATGATGTAAACCATACACCCTTATATACGTTTAACTCTATGAATTCCAATGCTGAATTATTTGAATCTCAATATCCAAATTTTAATATAAAAGAAACACTTTTAAGTAAGCAAGGTGGAAGATGTTATGCTTGTAGTAATTTTATAATGAATAGTGATTTACAACACAGTAAATTAAAATATAAAAGAGATTTAAAAAATGGAGGTCAGAACAATGTTGAAAATATTGGATTAGTGTGTAATGGATGTTATGAATTTCAGTAAATCTTAATATTTTTAAAATTTGATATTTAACTATTTAAACTTTTTTTACATAAATCAACTAATATGAAATTATTATTTGAATTACTTAACGTAGAAGATATAAAATACTTAGAAAGTTTAGATGAAGAGAAACGAGATGAAATATTAAGAACAGCGATTACTATAGGTTTTAAAAGTATTCAGATGAGTGAAGTAAATATGGATTGTCATTCTTATTTTGATCCTTTAAAAGATATCATTGAAACTTCTACCGAACAAAATAAAGAAAAGATATGTGATATTGATGATAAATTAGATGCTTTATTACATATTAGAACAAATTCATCAAGGAAAGGTAGATTAAGTGAAGATTTATGTATTCAACGATTAATTCAAAGATATCCTAGTTGGGATATTTCAGATGTAACTCATGTAGGACACGAGGGGGATAGTAGGGCAAAGACACCATTCGGTGAAATATTATATGAATTTAAAAGTTATGATACAAATGTAAATCGCGAACAATTAAATAAATTTTATAAAGATTTAGAAACTACAGGTATTAAATATGGTATTTTTGTATCAAATACATCGGGTATAGTCGGTAAAAAAGATTTAGAATGGGAAATTATTAATAAAAATACCTTGGTAATTTATATCAGTAATACTGGTTTTAATGGTCAAGGATGTATTATGGCGACTGAATTATTAATTGCTTTAATAGAGAATAATATTATGAATAAAGAAAATCATTGGCTACTTCACCAAAATTATGAAACAGATGATATTTATAGAAATCTAGTAGATTCATTAGATGATTATCGTTCTAATAATGAAATGATTTATAAATTAAGGAAACATATCAAAGAATACCGATCAAGGAATAACTCTATGATTGACAATTTGGAATCTGAAATATTTCAATTATCATTAAATACAGAAAATACATTCAGTAAAATGTTAGGTTTGGTTGAATCTATTAAAAGTAAACAAAGTATTATTAAAACTTTTGATTTTGATGAATTTATACTGAATCATAATTTTAATGATAAATTTATATCATATTTAAAAGAATTATATAAAATTATTGAATATTTAGGTTTAAATATACATACATGTGATAATGAATGGTTACTATATAAAGAAGATTTAGAAATCGCTAAAACTAAAGTTTTAAAAAGTAAAATTCAATTGTGTATATCTAGTTACCCTGAAAGATTATCTGATTTTAATCCACAATATGAGGAATTTAAGGATAAAAAGATAGTGATCACATTAAATGATAATTATAAAATATGGGAATTAATAAGTTTAAGATTAAATTAGATAATAAAATATATATATCAATAGTAATAATGAGTGGAAACATGGATAAACCACCGGGGGGACAAGTAGCTAATCAAAAAGTTTCTTCAACTAGTATATCGGGAACTTCTATTGTTAAACCAACAAAAGAAAATTATTATGAAGTCAATACAAAGAACGAAAAAATAATCAGAGAGAAGTATGTAGAACTTGAAAAAACACACAGAGAAGTCCAGTCAGAAATACAAACTTTTAATAAGAATTACAAACAGTTATTAGAATTAAATCAACTTCATACACAACCTTATTTTTTATCATCATTTAGTTTAAAAACAACGGGGGCTGTTTCTACACAGGTGGCTAGACAGGGTACCGCCACAGGTGGAGGACAGAGCAATGAAAGTTTAAAAACAACTCTGGATATACCAAAGTCAAACGCACCAACGCACGCGATTCCTGCGGAGCATTACTGGGTAGCTGGGTCAGGCGGCGGGATGAGCGGCGGAGCAGGGGATATCCAACCTATAATATTAGAACCTAATTTTTTCTCGAAGATTGATGGAAATACAGATCTTATTGCGCGAGCAGAAGATATAATTAAAAAGAGAGCTGCAGGGCCGGCGAGTGCGTATGATAAATATTTACATGTTTTCAATGATAATGTTCAAGATCATAATACTCCCAAACCTGGCGACGGAAATGGAAGACTCCGTCCATTTAGTATGTATGGAGGTAAAGTACAGACCGGACTACCGATTTCTGCGGGAATATGTACGGGTTCTAATGGTCGGGGATTTACAGGTCTAGATCAGCAAATAACAATACAACCAAGTGAAAATGATTATATTAATCCAAAAATATTTAAGGGTAAATATTTTACCCCCCTCACCATCCACCCCGGTTTTATCAAATCTCCTGATATTTTACAAAAATGGCATAATTTCTCAGTGGGGGGTGGGAAGGGAGAGAGAGGGATAGAATCAACTGGAAATAGTCCATCACACCATACGCCCACCTCAAAGCCAGTCATAGCCAGAGATATAATTGACAGTGATTTGTGGGAAATATTTCATATGCTTATTTCGACCATGCCACGGCCAGCAGCTGGCCCCTATACAAACGTAGTATACAGTGCCGATGAAAGAGAATTGAAAAGTGATCCAAATTTGAAGGCTTTGGGTACTCGTACTTATAATATAAGTGAAGATGTTAAAGAATATATTGTTCTAAGATTAAAAGATATGGTTGATTTAGCTAATGAAATTAATAATGGTAAATTTGAAACAAATTCTTCAGAATGGGACAATCAAGGTAACCCCTTTCAAATACGAGCTAAACAACAACGAGATGAATCTTATGTAAAGGCAAGGCAACATAAATCACATAGAAGTAACTTACCACTAGGATATATACCTAATAATCATGTAGTTTTAAGATGTTATAGTAAAAACTGTAACGGAGAAAACAAAATAATGGAAGCTATACAGTTTAATAATGATAATATGATTGCTAGTGGTAGTACTACGTTTAAGCAAGACCGAATATGCAGTTGCACTGAACATGCTTTCATGGGTTGTGGACAAAGAAGATTAATAACATTTAAAAATGACGGAACTGTTGTATTTAATCCGATTGGTAATAGCCAGATTAATATGGTATTTTTTTGCACAGGTTGTAACTCATGTTTTAGATATGAATGTTTAAGGAAAATAAATGAAAACTCATCTGATTATAGCGACCTTGATCTAACAAGCGTTGATGAAAATATCCGTAATATATTACCCGCAGTTAATAAACATATGATATTTAGGAAACCTTTGTTTGAATCTCGATATGGTGATAATTTAGAAAAAGTCGCTGCTAGTTTAGAAGTTGGGGTAACTTTTAAAAAAAGTATTATCCCTATAGAAATACACGCAGGTTTAGGTTCTATACAAAGTAAAATGGGTAAACTTGGTTTATTGGGGGCTGTTGTTGGTTTGGGGGTGGCCGGAAAATTTGGAGCAGTAGCGGGTGCAGCTGCGCCGATGGCTGCTTCGCTGTATTCTCAAAGGGGGGGGAGCGGTGACCCTGCTAATAATTTACCATCAGCCCCACCAGCAATAGATGTAATGGAAGCAGCAAGAGATGTAATGGAAGGGCGATCTCAGGTCGATGAAGCAGGGGTGGCAGCACAAAATATAAAGCAAAATGTAATAGTTGCTCATGAAAACCTTAGTGAAAAAAATCAGACCCTCCGTGATATAATAAATAATATAGGGAAATCAAGTAACGTAACGGATATAAGTGGTAAATATTCTACACAAATGAGTGCTTTTACGACAGATAAACAAAAATATCAGTTAACTGGTGGAAAAAGATATAAAGATTTACAATTAACAAAAACATATGAAGATTTTATTTCAGAATTAAAAAAATGGAAATTATCTGAATATGAAGATAAATTAATTCAGGCATTTGGTAATGTGAAAGGTGGGACAATGATGAGTGATGATTATAAAAAACATAGAGAAGAATATAAGGAATTACAAAAACTTTATATAAAAGATTTTAATGATGGGTTCGGTGAATTTATAGATGGTTTCCCTTTCAGAAGTAAAGACTTTAGCTTTTTAACAGGTTTAAAAAATAGTCTAGACGGTGATGATGATAAAGCTTTTGTTAGTGACCCCAAAATAAAGAGAAAGAAAATAACAGATTTGAAAAGTCTAATAGTAGAAGAAGGAGAAAAAGAAAAAGATAGATTCTTAACAGAACTTGATACTCTTGGAAAAATAGATTTAAATAGTGATTCATTGATTAGTCGTTTATTAAATAATTTGGGTATAAACGTTCATATTGATGAAGATAGACAGATCGAAGCAATGCAGAAGGGATTCGGTAAAGTACAAACGTACAGCAGCAAACAAGTCTTTACCCCTAATATCAGGGCAATAGGAAACAGTTTAGATGTTTTTTTACAACTGAGCGGACAGCTTGATCGGGGTGTTAAAAAAGGAAAGTATGAAGAATATATAAACTTAACATCACAATATATAAAATTGAAAGGGTTAAATGCTGAACTTAAGCGTAAATATGAACCATTGAAACAAAAAATTGATGATAAAATAAATACATCTCAATCGAATGACAAAGAACTCCAACTTTCTGATGTAAAATACAAAGATTTATTGACAGAAATGTGTGGACGTAAAGCAGCAAATTTTTGGTATGGAGAAAAAGATATGAAGGTATTAGATTACGATAAATTAAAGAGATTTTTCGAAGAAAATGAATTATTATTTTTTCCATTTTATGATTTAAAATTATTAAAGGCGATAAATATGGTCGCACCGTTGAAATTTACTAATACACCGGCTACCCCTGCTGATTCCACTACTGCTGCCCAAAGCGTTGTCAGTGCTCGCCCAGATGATGTACGCGCTTACATGAAACGCATTGAAATCGATAAGTGGATTCACCTCTTTAATGAGCACCTACCTGGAAGATTAAAGAGCATCGATGATCTCAGAAAGACGACAGGAGCGGACCTAGAACGCTTGTGGAATGAAGCCGGCTTTCACAGTGGCGGCT